AGGACACTCAGGTTTTTCTATAGGTTATCTTAAAAACATATTCAACAGTTTAGTAGATGGTAAAACTTTATCTCCATTAACAGGTGATGATTCTGAATGGGGAGAACCTTATGGTGTTAAAAACGAACAACAGAATAAAAGGTGTTCGGCAGTATTCCGTGAGAACTTCGACAATAGCACTGCTTACTACCTTCGTGGTAAAGTATTTTCTGATGATGGAGGAACTACGTGGTACAGTAATATAAATAGTCACGTAACGTTAGCGTTACCTTGCTATGTCCCTGAAACAGAATATATTAAACTAGAAGCACAGGACGTTGATACGACTAATGGAAGACTTATTCATTAAGCACTAATCATTTGGAGGGAAGTAGAATGAAATTTGGAGAAGCGTTTGAACAAGTAAAACTAGGTTTTGCAATGAGACTGCCACAATGGGCAGAAGATGTTAAAATACGTGCTCAATATCCTGATGAATACAGTAAAATGACAGCTCCGTACCTATACGTTGAAAGTCGTTTCGGGAAAGTACCGTGGAAAGAAACAATGATTGAGTTATTTGCGGAAAATTGGGAGGTAGTAGAATGACAAAAGAAAACAATACAGGAATCACTTTTAGTAAAACTGACAGTAATGTGATCGTAGAGAATAACGGAGAACGTATAGGAGTTATTGCAGCACCTTCAGCTATAGCAATTACTGAGGCTCAGATGCAGCTATTGCATTCAGCTCAATCAGACTTACACGCTGTTATTGCGAATGCTCAGGACGTTAACATGCAGGATTGGGAAGTGCTAGAGTATCTAAAGTTCTTATTCTTTGTGGAACTAGGGGAGCTTGCTAATGAAGTAGAGTTCTTTAAGTATTGGAAGATTAATAAGCGTAATGACTGTGAGAACCAACTAAAGGAGTTAGCCGACTGCATCCACGTCCTTTTAGGTGTATGTGACGTTGCAGGCTATCAGAAAGTGATTAAAGGCGTTTCAGCGTTCCCAATGTGGGAAGATGCAGACTACTTAGACATGTTCTTACTACTGAAACGAATTGACCTACAAACGTTCTCAGACGTGACTATGGCATTCTCACTTGTCTTAGGTATTGGGTTGAAGCTAGGCTATAGTATTTCAGATATGATTGAGGCGTACTACACTAAGAATCAAGAAAACCTACAGCGACAAGCTGACGGATATTAAAAGAAGCCCCTCATAGCGAGGGGCTTTTTCTTTGTTTTATGGTTTAGAGAGTATAGCAATCTCACGTTCTGCGATCTCTAACTCTACATACTTGCGTAGTTCCTCAGGTACTTCATCAATGGTACGTACACCGCCCATAATTGTTGTAGCGTAAGCTTTAACTAGTCGTTTTTGGATGATTGTTAGTCCTTCTAAATGTTCTTCTGTCATTGTGCTGTCCCCATTTCTGTAACTATTGTTATAATTTCAATTTCTAGTATAGCATGTTTTACCTCATCAATGGAAGGTTTTAATGAATTTAGTAATTGTTGGTTTTCACGTTCGGTCTTTTCTTCCTCAGTTTCACCTTCTACCCACTCGTTACCATTCCATTTTGTACGTTGAAAGGTCATAGGTTGAGGTAGTTGAACAGTTATACAGTCTTCAGGTACTATTGTATCTCCGCCAACTACATAATTATTGATGATATATCCATTATCGTTTATTTTATATGCGTACATTGTGCGTAAACCCCCTTTACTTTAAGTAGTCCTAAAGGATGTCTCAATGAGAACATTATTGTAACCTGATGTCCCTGATAACCATACAACAACTCTACCGTCTGGCTGTATTTCTATATACGATGAACTAGAAATACCGACACAAACTTGCGATTCTACCAAAGTGGTCGGTCTATACCCTACCGGCATTGTTGTAATTCTTCCAGACCCGCTGGCAGCATCATTCTTATCAATTCTACCTCGCATATGGACAACTCCATACGCATCTTTATAGAAAGTTAAGGAGTATTCAGGACGTACAAACCAACCGTTCTCTAATACTGCGTTTATAGGAGCAGGCAAGATGGAAAGTTCGTCTACTCTTGTAAATACAGATTTCTGTATAGGTTTATCTAAAACAGATGCAAAAGCTTGTTTATATACAGTTACTTCACTAACTATATTCCATGCATTGTCAGTATAAGAGTTAAATTCTAACTTAACGCTTATAGGGTTATTTCTTTGTCTTTTAGTAATAATAATTGCAGGTTTATTACCTTGTAAAAAGAATTCTGATATATGGAAGTTGTTGGCAAATTCTGTCGTCATACTAACAATATTTATACCTTTTTGATATAAGGTAGGAGAAGCACCAGTTGCACCTAAATTAAATATAACTTCTGCACCACCTGATGCATCAGAATTGGCATAGGTAGATGCTATCGTTAGTTTACCAATACCAAATGTTGCTCTTGCAGGGAATGTCAGTATTACTTCTTCAGTTGTTGTGTCGTTTTCAAACAATATAATGTCAAAAACCCTAACAGCAGTTGTTTTACCTAAATTCATTGTATTACTAGCAGAATAAGTATTAGGCTGTAATGCACTATTAATTTTGTTCTTTAAGTCTGTCGTTACATGAATATCGTTGTTGCCTGTATGGTTACCTAAGTCGGTTTGGAGTGAGGCGATTTGTTGATTGACTGTTGTTAAATCAGCAGGGGGACCTTGAATACCTTGAATACCTTGTGGACCTTCAGGACCTACTGGACCTGTTGCTCCTGTTAAGCCTGTCTCACCTTTAGGACCGATTGGACCTCTAGGACCTTCAGGACCACGAATACTTCCTACGTTTGTCCATTTTTGTCCTACCTCGTCCCACACATACAGATTACCGCTAATCAAATAAGCATCACCTGTAGTACCTGTAGGTGGTAGAGCAGCCTCATTAGGCAATTCACCTTTAATAGTGATACCTGTACCATCTTCACCTCTAGCACCTTTAGCCGCAACAAGTAGCCACGTAGAAATACCACGCTCAGGAACTACACCTGTATTGTCTAGTAATGCCTGCCATAGCTCGCCCTCATAAACTACAGTGTTATTGACTTTGTACTGCTCGTCAACGTCCCATGTCTGAGAAGTTCCCCATCCCTTAACTTTATCAGCCATTTGATTAGCGTAGATAGCTGAGTCGTTTGCGGCTGAAGCGGCATTATTAGCATTAGTAGCAGCCGTATTAGCGTTATTAGCGGCTGTGTCTGCTCGACCTGCGGCTGCGTTGGCATTATCAGTGGCTGTATTAGCTCTTGCAACAGCATTATCTACAGTACCTAAAGCTAAGTTCGCTTTATCTAATGCTACCCCTGCCGCTGTGTTAGCATTGTTGGCATCCTCTAAAGCCTGCTGTGCGTCAGCTTTAATGTCGTCAATACCTTCAGCAGATTTATTCAAATTATCAATAGCTTTGTTACCTTCAGCAATCATTTCAGGAATGCCTGCTGTAGCCTGATTCATTTGATCTAAAAAGTATTGTAGCGTGTAAGTCGTTACCTGAGCCTGTAGTTCGTCAATAGGTTTTTGAATACGTAACTTGTAATAGCCTTTAGATGGTGCGTTGTGCATGTCTCCTGTGGCTGTAAACATATGAACCTCTAAACGAAGATCGCCTGAAGGTACTAAATCGCCATTATCTAAACCGAACTTCAACTCTCCTACACCACTTAATAAAGTGACAGGAAGTGTTAAAATACGACCTTCTGCTACCCCAATTACTGCCTCAATCTTGCTCATAGTATCTAAAGGAAATGGTGTGTCTAAGTCGTCTAAGACACGTAAAGCTATGTCAGTAGCTGTGTCATTAGACTTTAAGTACACGGTTTCGTTAATTAATTCTAACTGCATAGTTTCGCCTCCCATAATAAAAGCCGAACGAATGAACGTTCGACTTTAGTTTAGCATATTATACCTTAAATGACTATATTAGTCTAGCTTATTATCCTTGAGGACTTTCTGCTGTTTCTTACCCTTAGAGCTAAGGTAGTTGTTCTTCCATGCTGCGTAGATTGTTAGGACAAGCATTACAGCCCCTACTACATATTCCTGAGTATCCTCAGGGAAGTTCATACCGAAGTATGCTAGAATCGAAGCTACAAGAGCTACGATACGTGCGATTGACGCTTTATCTGTTGGATATTTCATGGTTACTCGCTCCATTCTATTTTCTTATTTTGAAACTTTTTATAAGCATCAAAGTAAATCTCACCTTTGTCACCATTCAACGTTACTTCGTAGTACATACCGTCAGGAACATTCGTGCTTAGTAAAGCTTTAGCATTCTGCAAAGTCTTAGCATACCACACTACATATACATCATCTGAAGTAATACCAGTGCAATCCGTCACGTCCATGTGTTCATTTGTGTAATCAGCTACTAACTCTTTTGCCTTTGGAATGAATTTATTATAGTCCATCATTTTTCCTCCTTGACTTCGTATGCTAGTCCTGCGATACCTGCATCCATTACTTTTTTAGCGGCTGCTTGTGCTGCTGCTTTACCTTTGAATGTACCTGTTTTCACACGGTAGTTTCCACTATCCTCAACTACATGAGCAACCCATCCGAAACGAGTTTTCATTAGCTCTCTAGCATTCTCAGCCATACGCTTGTCTGCCCACGTTCCTGTTTGCACACGATACAGTGTAGCATCTGTAGGAATTGGAGCAGGTTTAGCAATGCCTGCCGCACCTTTAACCATTTGTAAGAATGCCGCCCAATTGCGAGGGTTACCTGCACGAATATTACGAGGGCAGTTTTTGCCGCTAAAGTGATTGTGCTGAACTACCTTGTCAATTGGAATACCTGTTAGTTTCATAATGTGAGCTACGAGAGCTGCACCGTTTTCCATAGCTGTTTGGAAGTCGCCATCACGATTGACACAAATCTCTACGTGAATGCCACGATCATTTCCTTGATTAGTGCCTGCCGCCCAACAACGAATGTCATGTAAGAATGATTGAACTGCTTCTTTACTGTCTACTGACCAATGCCATGAAGCTTGTCTACTGTTACCATTACGTTGTAAACGAGCATGTGCGTCAGCGTCTGCACCGATACCTGTATTATCCGTTTCATGAACAACAATGTATTCCTTCCAGTTTCCATAGCCTGAAGTGACTTTACGCTGCACATCTTCAGGTACTAATAGTTGTCTATACTGCATTCAAACTCCCCCTATAAGAAAAATTTATTAATTACACCTACAATAATAGCCGCTAGAATAGTACGACCTTGCCACTTTTGAGTGTCTTCTACTTTAGAGATACGCTCGTCCTGTGCTTCGTCTTTCTTATTAACTAAAGCAATAACAGCGTTGTCACCTGCAACAATAGATTTCTCCATATCGTCAATACGCTTATGTGCAATCCTGACATTCTCATACATAGCAGGTGTTTCACTTACTAATTTTAACACACTTGTCATTTGTTCGCTTATATGTTTTGTGTTTTCTTCTAGTCTAGCAATAGAAATAGCCATGTCTTTTATCTCCTGCATACTCTTGTCCTCCATTAGAAAAGACCTCCTCCCTATGCACTTAATGGTAATTGTAACATGGTAAGGAGGTCTTGACTATCATTTTTGTAGAGAATTATACCACTCTAGGAAACTAGAACCAATGCGTCTTTGTTCGTTTCTTAATTCGACAATTGCGTCTTTTTTCTCCTGCGAACTCATAGTAGTATCTTCCTGTATGGACTTGATTTCATCATTTAAATCTTTAAACTGCTTGCTGTATGACGTAGCTGATTCAGTGTCTTTAAGCTCTTTTTTCTCCTGCGTGTTAGCAAAGCGTCTTTCATCATACTTAGCTTTTTCTATTGCCTTACCTGTACCTAAACTATTAGCTTCGTTGAACATAAATTGGTTAGCTGATTTTCCAAAAACATCATCTAAAGTTTTAGGTTTAGCAGGTGTATCTAATGTTTTAGCACTAATAGCGTCAATGGCATCTAAAGCCTGTGTACCTAAAGAGCCTGTCGATTTCTTGATAATGTGGTCAATCTGTGCAGGTGATAAAACCTCATTAACTACAGGAAGACTGCCAATACTTTTAGACAACTCCGAGGTGTATTGATTGTATCGTTCTTCTTTAGGTTTGAACTCATCAAACTTCGATTCAATATCGTAACCTGTGAAGAAATCTCGGTTAGCTCCTAACTCTAATAGTGTGTTCAGACCTGCAACGCTGTTAGGTGGTGTCAGGATACCTCCCACCTCACTTAGGAACTGCTTAGTCTCTTCCTTCGATGTCATAGAATTAGAGTCTGTAAGTTGATTCAGTACATGCTCTACAGGATTTGCAAAGACCTGACCTATGAAGTGAGGCTTTGGAATAACTGCAACCTTGTCTGAGTTAGGTACAGGTGCGAACCAATATAAGTTCTTTTGGTAGTCAGGTGCATTGTCAATCATTCTACGCTGCTCCTCGGATGTCGTAGGTGCGAACCTAGACATGTAAAGAGCTAAGGTAGGTGCTGTAATGTACGTCATTGCCTTTGTACCGAAGCCTACAGGGTCTTGACGCATGGCTTCAATAACACGGGCGTTACCACGAATAGCGGCATTCAAGTAAGGTACATAGTCGTTAGCTTTCTTTACAGCATCACCTTTTTGCGAGTAGTCCATAATGTCTGTAGCTTCAAAGAATGCATCCTTTTCAGAAAGACCTTTCTTTTGAGCCTGACGGAATTCACCTAAACGAGCACCACGTTCCATAGTTGAGCCAAATTTTTCAATCGCTTTGAATGGATTTAGCACGATCATTTTATTATTGCCATCTAAGCTACCTGTTTCAAGTGACTTTGCTAGGCTCTTAATATCATCCTTTGACGTAGAGACAAACTGAGTAGCACCGCCACCCATTTTTTCATAAGTATCTACAGCAGACTTAAATCGTCCGTTAGTTGCTTTTTCCAAAGTTTTACCAAAGAATGAGTCCACGAAGCCCATTGCTACAGATGCAGGGTTTTGACCTGTACGTGATGTAAGAGCTGATTGAGCACTATCACGAACTGCTGAGACAAAGTGGAACGGAATATTATAGTGCGTTGAACCTTTCTTAACTAAGTCAGCAAACGACTTGGCAGACTTTGAAACTATGCCATCATCAGGCTTGTACTGCGATTTTTCAAGATAGTTAACTAAGTACTCAGGCACTTCGTAATGTTTTTGAACACCGTCTTGATAAGCTGTAACTGTTTTACCTGATACAGGTTCAGGGACTTCACGGAACATTGTGCCGTCTGTGTCAATATCAGCGTACTTACCAATCGTTTGAAGCATACTATTCTTCTCAGCATTTCTAATAGTCATAATATGGTTACGCATAGCTGACTCAGTAACAGGTAGGATTTTTAAGTCTGAGCTACCGCCTTTACGAGAAAGGATGGATGATTTAGCTTTAGTACGACCTATACCTAAAACAGAATCCTCACCTATGTCACGTGCAAGTGATACATAGTTAGGGTGTCTAGCACGTAATGCAGATAGCATGTCCTCATCTAAGAAGCCTGCCTCTTTAGCACGTTGTAAGTTTGCATCTTGAATAGCCATAAAATGACGGTGTGACTCTTGCATTTGTGGGTTATTTTCCCATTTTTTAAGAACACTCTCCACCCATTCAGGACTAGCCGATTCAGGCAGTGCATAAGGGTTCAAGTCACCGACTTTATCTAAGATGTCGTTACGCTGTTTCTGCCATGTCAATACTTCTTTACCTGTCATTTCACTAGGTCGTTTAGTCGTTATTTTATCGAATTCGTCCATAAGCTCGACAGTAGACTTACCTAACTGAGCATTCAAGGCATGAATATCATTAGCATGTAGAGCTAAAGAGTACTCGTCTAGGTCTTTAGAAGTTAAACCATAGCCATTTAATCGGTCATATAGTGGCTTGAAGTTATCTCTAGCTGAAATAGCTGCCCTTGCACTAGAAGAACTAAGCATACGAGCCTGTTTGTACAAGCTGTCGTCTACCTTCAAACCTGTTTTTGGAGCAGCTTCTAACACATTGTTTGCGTCAAGGTCTTTTAAAGAACGCTCTAGTATCTTCAAGTCAGAAGCACCGTCAACAATTTCACGATTGAACGAACGCATAAGTGCCTTAGCACCGTCTTTAGGCGACATACGTGTCTTAATATCTTGAGAATAGCTAATAGGACTGTCCATTGCATCTAGTTTAAGAGATGCTTCTTCAGGTGTAACTTTCTTAGGCTGAATCATCTTCGTTGTCTCAAGATGAATAGGCTTGTTTACATTAGATGTAGCAGCAGCCTCTCTTACGTTACTAGCAGGCTGCGTAACGTCTGTTTTACGGAATCCTGAATCTAAGTTAGTGAGAGCACTAGAACGCCTCTCAGTGGCATTCTGAGCACTTTGGGAGATAGCTTCTAGAGCTTTGCTTTGTTTACGGTTATTAAGGAACTTCTTACCATATGCACCGCCTACAGAAACTAGAGGGTCTAGTGCTGCACCTAAAGCTGTACTAATTGCCACGTTTTTAGCGGCTTGACCTAAGTCGAATTGGTCAGGATTGATAGCCCCGTTAATAGCCTCCTCAGCTACGCCCATACCGCCACCGATAATAGCACCTTCCTTAGCTGTTTCAGCGGCTAGTTTGCTCACATTGCCTTTTGTGTTGCCTTGAAGAATCTCTTTACCGTATTTACTTGCACCTTTTGTAACACCTGCACCACGTAACACTTTAGCTGCTGCTGTAGAAGGAGCTATGTAACCTAAAGCATCATACGCAATATCAGCTACTTTGCCTGCACCTTTACGCTGAGAGTACTCTTCAGGCATTGATGCTCCTTTTGCGACTGACTTGTTATCTAAAGCCTTTGGCAGACCTAAGAGAGCTGTATTTGTAGCGTGTGTAGCAGCACGATCAATTTCTTTCCCTACTTTACCTTGGTTCTCACCTTGCTTAACACCTGCTTCAGCCATTTTCTGACCATCGCCTGTGAAAAATCCTTTAGCAAAGTCAGTAAAATTATCGAAAAAACCACCACCACGGCTATCATCTTTAGCTACAGCCTGAAGTGCCTTTGAGTTCTTAGCACTAGCAGTCTTCTCCATTTTGGCTTCTTTAGCTTGTCTAGCCATCATGTCCTCATAAGGAGACTTTTTCTTTGGAGGAGTAGTAGGCAATCCTAGTTGGCTCAGAATAGTAGACTGCTTTTCGTCCATATTCTTACCATAAGACTTGTCGAACTGACGTAACACTTTGGAGCGTCCATCCTTGGCTGAACCTGTTACCTTACTCTGTGTCCACTCTTTGAACTCCTGCTCTTTCTGTGGGTTGTAAGACTGTACATATTGCTGTGTACGTTTATTTTGCGGTGCTCTAGGGCTTCCTTTAGGTTGCGGTGCTTTTTCATACAGGTCCTTAAAGCTTTTAGCATTGCCAACAGGGGCAGTCTGTGTCTGCCCCTTTGACCATGCACTAAAGTCCTGTGGTTTTGCTTTTGGTTTCTTTTTACGTCCCATTAGCTATTCCCCCTACTTTTTCTTCTTCTTATCACGATTAGATGGACCTACAACAAATTGGTGCTGTGGCTTCGGCTGTGGTCTAGTCAATTGAATAGCCTGCTTTGCTAGGTCTTGCTGTGCCTGTAACTTAGCATTAATACTGTTTTGGTCGATATTCTTAGCTCGTCCTGCTGTCAAGTCCATCTCTATAGCCTTCTCTCGATTGAACTGATTATAGGCTGCATTGTAATTCGTATTCGATTTAGGAGCTGACTTAGCAGTAGAACCACCTGAACTACGTCCACCTGAACTACGACCTCTGCTGCTGCCACCGCCTCCACCGCCACGTGCGGCTGCTTGTGCTGCTGCTCGATCTAAAGCTGCTTGCTGTTGACGCCATGAGAATTCACGCTCTTTCAAGCCGAACTCTTTACCTGTCATGTCCATATTGAATTGGTCTTGTGTACGTTGCCATGTATTCTTACCGTTATACAGACCTGTAAGACCTGCTTCGTCCATGAGTTTACCCCAGTCAAACTGCTTTTGCCATTGTTGGTCACCGATTAAATCACGTGATTTACCGTAGTCAAACTGAGTCTGCCATTGCTTATCAGCCACTTGGTCACGTGTTTTACCATAGTCGAATTGTTCTCTCCATTTAGCATTCTCATTAGAGTTTTGTAGCATGTTTTGGAAGAACTGTTGATTGAACTGCTCATTTGCAATAGTGTCCTGCAAGCCTTGACGGTCAAAGCCCATCATCCATTGTAATGCTTCTAAGTCCTGCGAACCTTGTTGAGCTGTGCGGTCAATCTCAGCCTGAGAACGAGCCCACTCCTGTTGGTCTTGTTGAGCGTAGAAATCACGATCATTGGAAAGCATGTCATAGCCTTGCGATAACATGTCTCTGTACATACGCTCTGCATTAGCTAAAGACTGTTGATTGATAGTACCTAAAGCCTCTGTTAAGCGTAGCCCTTCATTAGTGAAACGTTGGTCTTCAGTCATACGACCTAAGTTAGCATCACGGTACGCTCCTGACATATCAGCCTGACGTCCCATCTGAAGACGTAAGGCTTGGTCTGCCGCAATACCTGCATTAAGACCTGATTCTACTTGGTCTTGACCCATACCTAATCCCTCTTGGAAATACTTACGGTCAAGCTGTTCAGCCATAGTCATAAGTTGGTCGTCAATACGTTGGATGTTTTGCTTATTCTGAGACTCGTTTTGACGCTGTGAATTTGCATTAGCATCTCGTAGAGCCTGTGCTTCAGCTTCAGCTTGACGATTAGCATAGTCTTTAGAAAAGTCAATACCGTATTTGTTACCAATGTCTTGAATAGTGGCATCCTGAATTTTACGGTAGTCCTGAGCTGCTTGAGAATTGTTATAGTTGTCTCGCCATCCTTGAGTACCTTCTTTCTGCTTGTTCAGGATGTCTTGCCATTGCTGTTGCTGTTGACCTAAGCGAGTATCATACTTGCCTTGAGCATCAGTGATGTTCTGCTTAGATTGGTTGTATGGCTGCATTGATTGATTTAATCGGTCAATGTACGCTTTATGTTCAGTAGTGTTTTCCATGCCGAACTTATCACGATTTGACATAACTGTGTTCATACGATTGATTTCGTTTTGTACAGCACCCATGTCATTCCATTGATTAAAGTTGTTTGATACATTACCTGCACCGAAACCGATACCCCAACCACGACCATAGTCAGCTTTGTTATAACCGTTTGGCATAGTAGGTTGAGGCGTAGAGCCTAAAGTAGTTCTATCTAGTTTTTTAATTGGACGATTTGTAAGATTCCTAATATTCTTAACATTAGATAGTGTAGCCATGTACTATCCCCTCCTTACTGATTTTGAGCTACAGGTGTAGCACCTTTCGGAGCAATCGTACCAAATAGCTGACGTGCGAACGCTAATTCACCTACAGCAATAACGAATATTCTGTGATCGTTTACAGATAATAAGAAACTGTTCATGTCAAAGTCTGTTGATGTAATATCGTATTGCTGCCCGTTATTTAAAGTCAATGTATAAGTTTTTTCCATTATAAATTCCCCCAATTAAGTTAGTGGTGTGTATCCTATGTTTCTACCATAAAGCCTTACATAAAGTCTAGGAGGTGTCGTGGCTTCACTCACACCGAAACTAAGACCGTTTGTATCTGAGATAGCTACATTTCCTGAATTATTTGTATCAACGAACAGGTCACCGTTAATGCGGACACCGTTCTGAGCACCTAGTGTGATTTGGTCGTAGCTGTAACCGATTGTACCACCTGTACCTCCACCAAAACGTATCATACGTCCATCCATATCTGAGTAATGTGTACCGATATTAAGGACTTTACCTACAGTAGCGTTCGTATCTACGTTGATAGTTGACGAGTTAATCTCACCACCATTGATAACATCTGCTGTAATACCATATGAAACTATGTGGTTAGCTGAAATTTGCCCTGCGGCAATCTTATCAGCCGTAATAGCGTATGAGTCAATCTTGCCTGCTGTAATAGCATAAGATTGAATATGATATGTTTCAATCGAATTAGATTGAATATGGTTGGCATTGACAGCATTTGTTTGGATAGCTCCTGCATACACGGCATTAGCTGCTAACTCGTTAGCTGTAATAGCATCTGTCTGAATATGACTAGATGAAATTTGATTAGCTCCAATTTTACTAGCCACGATTGTTTCAGTGAGGATGTTACCACCGTGAATAGCCGTCATACCATCTGTAGCTAAAGCGGTAAATGTAGCATAGCCACTCAACTCTACTTTATCTGCACGGATTTTAACAAGTCCCTGCGTTACGTTAATATCTGCAATGGACTCTCCTTTAGTCACCTTTAACAATATTTGACCGTTCATCACACCTAACTGAGTATTCATATCGTCAGTAACGTCTGTAATCTCAGCAGTAATACGATCATCCATTATCTTTAATGACGCCTGCGTGGATTCATCCAAAGCCACCACTTGAAGGGTAATGGCTTTGTTCCACGACTTCATTTGGTTTAATATTTCATAAGGAGAAGGGTCTTCAGGGTCGCCATACTGATGATATGGGTCTAGCTTCTCATAATCATTATACGCCATCGTTACCCCTCCTAAGGTTTCTTAATTTTGTGAACAATACCGAAGTCAAGGAATGTGAACGCATGTGGCTGCTCTTGCTCTACCTCAATCATTACACGTAAACATTTACCTGCTATCTTCAGCTTGTCCTCGAATGTGTTATAGCCGTTTGGAATAGGAAATTTCGACTTCCATTCAACGACATCATTCATCCTATTTACTCCGTCTAAGTACGCTCGTACTGTAGCCATCATGCCTAGTTCATGTCCTCTAGCTGTAATCTGCAACTCTTTCATTTTCTTAGGATGATGAGGTATGCCGAAACTAAGGTACTTAGTCTTGAAACTAGATTTATAGACATGTCCTACATCTGTATATACTGTGTCTGAAGCTAAGGCGATTCGTCCGTTAGCACACGCTAAGTAGTTATTGATACCGTAAGTCTTTGTATCTACTACATTGAATAGTGCTGAGTTGTCCTTTGTCCATGCATTCAGCTCCCTGCTGTACCTAAAACGAAGTTGTTCGTCAGGGAAGTATACATGCAGCTCGTTACGGAACATGTTCATAACTGCATTACGCTTGCCTTTTGGAACGATATTTACAATACGTTCATCTAAGCGAGCTACGTTGGCTTTGTCTTCCACGTATCCAACGCTCTTTAAATAATATATACCATCTAAGGAAACAAATGCAACATAGTTATCCAAAACAGTTACACCTTTAGGTGCGATACATCCTACAGCAGTATTCAGGACTCGTCTTGAATAATCCCTTGGAGACTTACCGAACAAGGCTTGTACAGTCGTGTCCGTGAAAGCTATGATATAGTCTCGGAATCGAACTAAAGCATTTAGCGGTTCTTTAGTTGGCGTCTCGAAAGCTAGAGTGTTCGTCATTGGGAAATAGTTGCCTGCTTTCAGGTGGGAAATATAAATCGTATCAAAGTTCTTTGTATCCCCGTACAGGATGATACGCTCCCAATGCAACAATATACGATTACATGTATGAATACCTGTGTAATCAGGTGCAATGTCGTCAGGGTCAGGAGCAGGCTTGATTTGATACTTTGGCACGTCATATATGATTGAGCTGATAACAGTACCTTGTTTGCGTGCTCGTATACGAAACTGCATATCTCCTTCACCTTCAGGCTTGTGCGTCCATGTTTTAGATGTGGACCAATCCTGCCCCATGTGGAAAGCCCCTGCCTCCATGAATGGGAATCTGTACTCGAATTGATACTCAATCACATCTGAAGCATTTTGCTTAATGACAAAGGCTGTTAATGTAAATGGGTTGTTAATCGTGCCGTAGCGTGTGCTGAACGTTACCCCTGTGAGCTGAAGGTGTGAACCTAAGCCATCCTCTAGGTAGGCATTCGGGTCGTCAGCTAAAGCGTTTGTACCGATGTACAGGGCTTCTAGTGGGTCAGGCTTCTTAGGCTCTACCTTTTTAAAACCTTCACCGTCTTTGTACGTATACAGCCCTGAACCTGTAGCAATATACGTGCGTTGTCCCCACTGCACAGCATCTACAGTACGATCACTTTGAAATGTAATTCCTGATTGAACTACGCCACCTATTTCTACTGTACCGTTAACGAAAATCATATCTACAAACTCGCTAACAGATTTAAAGTGCCTATGGAATCCTTGAACTTTAGCATTAGGTACTTGTGACATTAAGTGTTCTACGTAGCCTGTACGCCTAGTCATAGAGCCTTTTTCGTCAAGTGAAATATTAAGCATGTCTCGTAGCTCACTATCTACCATGTTGTCGTCCGAAGACGTTGTATTCATGCCGCTTGCAAAGTTCTCAAATAATTGAAACTCTTTTCGCCACGGCTCAGTGTAATACGACTGCCTTACCATACTTTACCATCCCCTTAATGGTGAATAAATGTGACCTGTTAAGTCACCCTCGTAGAACTTTACTTTCGTATCAGGAATTTGGTACTCCTCAGGAATATCAAAATCGTCTGTAAACCTACGTAAGTTTAAGTCGAATTGTGCATACCAATCTTGGTATTCGAACTGTGATGAGTCATTCTCTTTGATACGACCTGCGGCAAAAGGAACTATGAGCATTCGAATCCATGTCTCAGGAATTGCCACATACTCCTCAGTCTTGTATAATTTTTCCTTCAATGACAGGTCAATGAAAGGAAATTGTGCCTTTGCTTCTACGTTAATCTTTGCAATGGCGTCATTACAAAACTTCAGCACCGTCATTAGTTCAAAGTCTTCGTCAGTAGCTAAGTTGATATGGTCCACTAATGAAAGAATCTCCATTAAAATCCCTCCTAAATATAAAAAGAGGAAGGGGAAAAATCCCCATCCCCTTAAAGGCTGTTGATAGCTTGCATTGCGTGCTCATAGAATGGTTCAGGCACTTCGTACCCTTTACCATCTACAGGAACATTCACGAATACACCATTGATACCAATGAACATTTCAGAACCGAAAGTCTTTTTAAAGACAGCAGGAATTGTCAATGTTTTTGTTGGTGCATCTGAGAAAGCCTTTTTAGCAGCATCTAACTCTTTTTTAAGTTGAGCACCTGAAGTCTCAACTTGGTTTACTGATTTTGATGTTGTAGCTTTTGTCGCCATGTACAACTACCCCCTAGTATTAAGCGTTTGATGGTACGTGCTCGTAACGGCAGATACCTTCTTCGTATAAACGTTTAGCAACGAATGCATTGATTTTCCAACCAATTGATTGACGTTGGTTTAATGGGTCACCTGAACCTTCAGAACCTAAGCCTTTTGTGATTGTTTGGATGTCACCGTTACCTTTGATTTTTGTGATACCGTAGCAGCGTTGACCTAGCATAAGAGCTGAGTGAACATCTACTGCTGAAGCACCCTCACCCTCAAATACCATAGCATTTGGAACTTCAACGAACTTAATGCCGTAGACATCAGCAACTTCACCTTTAATAAATGGCTTGTTGTTCTGACCAATTTCGTAAGCTTTCACGAATTTAGGGTCGTCCATTAAATCGAATGCAGTTTCAGGAGAAATCAATACTACATACTTGCCGTCAACAGCAGGAGCTACGAAAGCTTTCTTCATTGCTAAAGCCATTTTACGGAAGTCGTCAATTTTTGGAATATCGCCTGCTGCAACTGTTACACGGCTTGCTTTTTTGTTAGCGTAGAATACGTTTGTCCCTGCATGTAATTCTTTACGTACAAGCTTATCAATCTTCTCACGTGCAGAACGTGCAAGTTCTTTTGTGTACTCCTCAACTACAGGGTCTACTACAGTAACGTCAACAATATCAGTGAATAACATCCAGTCACCGTATTGAGCTGTAACTGCTGAGATAGCCTCTAATTGACCATTTAAGCCGTCAGGTGTAATACCTTCATTAAGTGGAGCTAAAGATGGCTCTAATTTTTTGATCTTACGGAAGTTGATTGTATCACCTGAACGTGCAGGCATTGGTCGCTCTTGTGCAAAACGAGAGTGATACCAGTCAGTTTGTACTAAAAGTTGTAATAATAATTTGTCATACCATGCGTTAGGCTTTGTTGAGTTAGAACCTGCACCTGATTGAACTGTTACAGATGTATTAGCCGTAGTAGCAAACATCTGAATGTTTAACGGCATTAACGCTTTGAATCCATTGGATAATACGCTAAATTTTGTCATTCAAGACCCTCCAATATTAGAATAATCCTTCTGAAATAATTCTAGCTGCTGCCTCAGCCGCCTTAGAATCTAAGTCGTCCTCGTCTACAGTAGCTGTAGCACCGCCATTAGGCTTCGGTTGTGCTGATAGTTGACGCTTTTTCTTGTCGGATAAGTTCTTTTGAACTGCGTCTTTCTCAGCCTTTTCTATCATTGAATCCATATTTGCAAGTTTATAAGCTTGCTCAAATGGAAGTGCTCCTGAAAATACCATATCTGACAAGCCATTTTCCTGAATGTACTGCACAGTGTCTTGAATATCATCATTGTTAGCACCGTACTTAGACATAACCTCACTCATTTGAGAGGAAACACGTTGTGTTTCGATTTGTTGACGTAACTGTGAGATTTCAGTGTCTTGAGCATTCTGCCTGCGTAACATATCTACAGGGATGTTTTGCTCCTCAGCTTCTTTCTCTAGTCGGTCATTCTCCCATTGTTCACGAAGTTGTTCAGGTGTCATTCCGTAATGGTCTGCCATTTGTTTAATAAATGCTGCTTGTTGTTGAGAACTTTCTAGCTCTCTACGCATATTAGCGAAAGCCGCATTACGTTTTTGTTCATCTTCAGATAAGTGATCGTCAGTTTCAGGATCTTGTACTTCAGGGTTTTCGTCCTGCTCGTCCTGTTCGTCAGTCTCACTATCATCTGTATCTTGTTCGATTACTTCTTCCTCAATGTCAGTTTCATCGTTGTCACCTAAAGCAGCTTGCTCATTCTCGTATTCTGTGAACCAATCATTACGTTGTTGGTCTGTAATGTCAAATCCATCTGAGAAGTACTGAATGTCAAGTGGTATTAAGGTTTTTAAGTTAAAAATATTATGTTTCTCACTCATTGTCCCTATTCCTCCGTTTCCTTACGCCTAGAATAATGTATGGGTCAGCGATAGCCATACATGGATATTGTTTCCTAAAATAGATACTAGCATAGAACGTCAGTTTGTGTCAACAAGATTATGCATAAAAATAAGGCACTACTCAGCATCTAGCCCAACAATGGGTTTAAACTGAATAATGCCTTATTAAGACATCTATATCTAGGGGAAATAGATGAATGAGCTTGTCCTTAGACTACCATAGAGCTAAAGGTACGTCAAGCCATTTGAGGAATATTTTGTGGGTTTCCTGTACCTTGCTTTGGTGAGCCGCCTTGCTTTGGACCTTCGCCTTTTTGGTCGAACATTTGTTGTCCCATTTGCAGCACTTGGTCTTCAGGAATACCATTAGATAATGCTTCGTACATCATAGTCGCTACTTCCATAGCTTCAGCCGTTTGATTGTTCATTTCTTCCATATTCATACGGGCGATAATCTCCTCACCTTTTGAAAGGTTAAGAGACTTGATAAGTTCCTGTGGCGTCAGTAACTGAGTAGGATACTGCTGTCCGAATTGACCTTGTAAGTTAATAAGTTCTTTCGCTTCTTGTGCTTCACGCATACGAGTGATAGGAGCTTTACTAGAAACGTCAACTACAACGTCATAAGCTAAGTCAGCAAAGTCATTGCCTTTGTAACTAAGCCATTGAACAACGTCCCCTTTATCGTCAAAAATTCTAACTAAACGTTCCTCCTCATAGAACTCAGTCATAAAGTCAATAAGAAGTTTCGTCATACCTTCCACATACAGCTCAATATCGTACATTTGGTCACGGTCACGCATAGTCGCTCGGTCAATAAGTGCCTGTACACCTGAAGATGTCTGCAATGAACCTACGTTCTGCCCCATGTATGACTCTGTAAGACCTGTAATTTCACGAATATTCTGCTTTGCAGCTTCAAGTAAGTTGAATAGCTGATTAGGAATTGTCTGTGGCTGTACAATATGGACAGCTTCAGATGGTCGAACGTTGGACGTGTACACCATATTAGGAGCATTACCATATTTAGCTAAGTGTTTCGGGTCGATACCTGAATCTTTGTCCACGATCTTTTGTGGATTCTGTAATAGCGTACCAATCATTGCAATAATTGACTCTACCTTATTGATAATCTTCTGATTATCTAAGATGAATTGACACGTTGACATGCCCCAAAAGTCTTGTCGTTGTGGGAAATCGTACAGTATTTCAAACGGATAGCGGTTAGGTCTACAAGGTTCTTCCATTAGGTACTTACCGTTAGCCATGTACTCAACTTTGTAGTCAAATCCACCTTCGTCATTCATTGTCTTAGTGTAGCAACGTAGGAAATCACATATACGGTCATTGTTCATTGTGCCATAGTCACGTTGATATATCTCTCCTCGGTCTGCTGCGTCAATAGATGAAGGAGCTGCTTGTTCAATCTTGGCGTACTTTTCCTTAAATTTAGGATGTTTCTTTATCCATGATAAAGGTCTACGCTCTCGCACAATAATGTACTCACAATCCTCAAGCGTGAATGCATTCGGGTCAGGATAGAAACTAGACGGCTCGATTTGACGTACTTCAATCTCTCCCTGATATTGGAAACCTTCGTCACCTTGAATTGTCGTACCCATACGACCTTCTTTTTCCTCGTTCCAATACATAAATGCTACGCCTGTACCTAAAAGCTTTGCAGTTTCGATATTGTCTCGAATTAGCTTACGCATTTTTATACGGTCAAATGTATCTTCATACGCTTTGTTCAGTTTTTCTACCAATGGCACACCATTAGGACTAACAGGACGTAATTTAGCTACAGGATTTTCCACAGCGAATGATGCACGCTTCGTGTACTTAACTAAGTGGACAAAGTTTGTAACAGGTTTTGGCAACCACGGTGGAGCTGAAGACAGTTCCCATTGTTGGTTACGATCAAATGCATCAAGTTCTTTCCATATTGCATCCATACGTTGACGCTGATTCTTAGCAGCAGCAAACATTTCAAGGATTACGTTACCACGGTTTTTAGTCTGTCCCATGTCCTTTTGCATGTTGTCTTTGTCGTTCATTCAAGCCCCTCCTTACTTAATATATCCGTCTGTCTCGTTGAAATAGTGCTCTACTTCAGGTGACATTTTGGAAACTTCGTTATATTCAGGTTCTTTGACCTTCTTTTCTTTAGCCTTTGGACTAGTGTAGATGTGGATTCCTTGCTGAAGTACACCTATAGCATACCCTACACCTAAAGCAGCCAACGTTATTAACGCCTCCATGCAGATTCCCCCTTAATATTTTAAAGTTCCAATAACATCAGAGATGTACCATTTAGTTTCTTTCTTTAAAGAAAACTTTTTACTACGAGTAAGGCAGTAATAGAGCTCTCCTAACATAGCTAATGGGTACACAGGTACGCATAATACGACACATAATAGCTTTTTAAGTAGTTTGCTCATTCAAGTTCCCCCTAATAGTAGTCATTGTACCAATCGCCTGAGTAATCATCTTCCTCAGTTTGTAGTGCAAAAGGTAGATGTTGCTGTTTATTTTCAATATAAATCATTTCTTTATGACCATACATTTGATTTTTCATAGAAAGTGGGTCGTCAGGTAGTTCCTGAATGATATACCGCAAGGTATCCATACAGTGATTGTCCTTATCTACAGGCTTATCCGTAGCTTTGCCGCCTAATTCTATCTCAGGGTAACGATAGTTACGTCCTTCTCTAATAGTCTCAGTACAGTTTGCTAGAATTTTTAACTTACCTAACTCAAAATAACCGTGGACTTTCATAATACCTGCGTCTATACGGTTATCTCCCTCACGATAGTATATACCATACTCGGCATAATGGTCAAATATGGATTTCCTGTCAGCGATACCTTTCTTTTTACCTGAAGGGTCACCGACCAGTTTCTGTAAAACACCATACGGCAGGTGTGACATACGTTCCTTCATAGCTACAGCGTGTGTCGGAACGGCTACTAAGTTACGAACATACTCATCATATACGTAAGCCATCCCGTCTATAGGGTCTATGGCAACTTGAAGTAGAGTCGTAGGGTCTTGAATACCAAAGTCAGAACCTGCATACACATACCATCCTTTAGTTTGGATATTGTGTAGGACTTGTTCCCTAGTAATCTCGTACTCTATCGCTTCTTCAAACTTAGGATAAACTAATCCCTCAGCATGAATGAATGAGCCTCGTAGGTATCGTCTAATCCAGTGTTCAGGTTTACCTACAGAAACGTCCTCTACGTATGTGGATGGTAGGAACGTGTTCATTTCTGTACGAGCTATGTGCGTATGCATGTTCGGGTTAATATCTTTCTGTGGTCGTGCATATTCATCCTCTGAGCCATATATTCTTGCAGACTTTAGTAAGAACTCCTGTTTAATCCAGTTAGAATCAGGGTTAGTTGACAGGATAATACAATGCTTGTCCGTAGCATGGTGACGTAAACGGGTCTGAAGCTGCGTGAATATTTCGTATGGCGTACCATTCGCTTCTTCCATCCACACATGACACAAGTTTAGCGATCGTAGCTTTTGTTCATCATCGAAACTACGGAAGTAAATTTTGTAACCATTCGTCAGGGTTAGAATACCTTTTTGCAGGTTGTGACTTGCAATCAACTCAGAGGGCATCATATCCATAATCTGTTTCTTAGCTGTTAGTTCAAGCTGTGGGTATGTATATGCACCTACAAGACCCTCACCATTAGGCGTACTAAGTGCCAACATAAGGAACTCAGCACCGCACGTTGAGGTCTTAGCCGAACCGAAACCACCTGCATACATCTTAAACTTAGCAGGGTCTTGGTGGTATCTAAGTTGGTGAGGCATCGGCAGGTAACAGAAAACTAAACGCTCACAGTTATCACATTTTACCCACCACTCACTAGACGTTTCTTTGTATGCCCCTGAACTACAGACGTTACACCTGCAATCTAGAAAGGCTTTGTTAGGAGCTTTCAATCGTACCACCATCCAAATCCACTATCGCCTGAACCACCTGAACCTCCGCCACCTAAAAGGATAATCAGGAAAATGACAAGCATTAAAATTATAACAAGTGTCATTGCAAATCACCTAAATTCTTCCATGTCTCAATGGTAAGGATAACTGAAACCACAAGAGCTTGTGCTAAGACAGGTACAACTATGCAAGCTAATAGGTTCATATCACTAATTGATTCAAACATCATTGCCAATCACGCCCCCTGTCTTCTTCTAGTTCTGTTGTTTTTCTGTTTTCAGGATTGAACAGTTTCAAGTATGCACGATCTAAGGAAGCTGAATACGTATTCGGGTCTATGACGTGCATCGTTCCATCGGCATTCAAGAATACCTCTCCCCTGTCCATACGCTGCTTGAAGAAATCAGGTTGGAAGAAAGCGTCAATGTTCTCACGATTCCGTTTGTACACTGCTGACCTGTTGAAATCTAGAAGCTCCCTAGATGCAGGGTCAGGCATAAACGTGGAAATGTACTGCGTCTTATCCTTCGCCTGAGCATTTATCTGTTCTGACTGCTTGAGGAGCTGCGTAATCGCTGTGGCATCCCCTTGCTTCAGCTCACCTGACGCTAGTTTCTGTAGAGCAGAACGAGCGTTCGCTTCTGTGATGAGAGCTGTTTCCTTGATAATGAAACGGTCATTATCCCTAAGGAATCTACGCCATTCGTCAGGTGAGATATGTTTGTACGCTGCGTGTAGGTCATAGTGATTCATGAATAGCGTGTCAGGCAGGTTTGCATGGAATATCTCATCAGCACTCTTAAAGTCATCAAGCGGTGAGGAGTTGTTCAGTTTGTCGATAATTGTTGGATTGTTTTTATTTATCACGGTACGCCTCCTCTGATTTACGTTTGACATAATTTTCTATCTTTTTATCTAGATGGGTATCTAAGGAGTCCCACAGGTAGACTACAGCACGTGCTATAGGGTACGTCAGGAGTGCAGGGAGTCCAATTGTGAAGTACACCCATCTCCTGCATTTCTCTCGTAGTTGTCGCTCATATTCATGTTGGTACATACTATTCCCCCTTTTATTTATTGGGAATTGTACCATATAGAGGAGGTAAATTACAAGGTACACCCCCTATCTATGAAACTTTGAAAGAAGGTAATGTGGATATTTAAAAACTAATAAAAGGGTAGGAGAATGTGAATATATTATTGGAAAAATTTTTTCACGAACACGTATGGAACCTTTTAATGAGGCTACCTCCCCCTCCCCGATCTCAACAAATGAAAATTAATTATTTCAATTGAAAAATTTTTCTCGCACACATATACACCCCCACCCCCACCCCATGCGAAACGCTCGCACTCGCTCGAACATATACATATGTACATGTATACATACACACGTATACACATATGGGTAGCAGCTACTACACACACACAGTAACTACATACCTACAGCAGCAGCAGCATATAACTTTTATTCTGCACTTAATAGGAAGAAACACCAATCACCTAATTCTTTTAAAAAAGTTTTATTAAAACTGTTGACGGATTACCTAATCCCATGTTACAGTATAAACACAGCAACGGATTACCTAATTCGCAAAGCTGAGAAAAACTTTTTAAACAAAACTGTTGACAACTTAAAAGTAACATGATAAGCTGTAAACAGATTAACGGATTACCTGATTACTAAATGACTAAACCACAGGTAACCGTAGTGAACTAAGGGAATAGCGACAGCGAGTATACGATAGTATGTGTAGCGGCTAGGAACTAAGGGAACTAAAGCGACCATTGATAATCGAATAGCACGTGCTGAAGAGCGTTACAACTAGACAACTAAAGATATTGAGTTGCCGTGTGAGAATAGGAAGGCTCACAAGTAATCACTTAGTGGACAAGCAATAGGAAGCGGCTTGAAACCTAAGGGATGAAAAACAAGACACATGCATCTTGCGTGTGCATTTTCAAAGGATTTGAGAGCGTGAAAGACCTACAGGACAAACAACGAGTTAGAACCGTAGCAAGGAAAACGGCACACACAACGAGTTAGAGCTGTATCGAAGCTATCGAGGAATAGTCACGCTCAACTAATCCCTTTGAACTAAGGGCATTACACATAAAAAACCTAAAGGAGCGATTTCATTATGAACGCAAAACAATATCAATTACATTCTTTGTCAATTTTGGTGATAGTTGAACGCATTTCCAACGACACAAATGGTAATCCACGCTTCGATATTTCCATATTATCACTGCATAACCAGTCAAAAATAAGCCATTTTTGCCAATGGTCACCACTTGGAACTACAGGAAAATTGCGAAAATTGAAAAATGGTAAATATCGTATGACAGATTATGGGACTATGGATGAAATATGTGACCATGTTTTTCAATTATTAACAGAATGGTTTGACCGAAAAGTAGCAGAATAAGGGATTTTAACCTTATACTAGAATTATATTAGTATATTAATATGATATACATGTTTTTGCATAAATATAATTGTCAGATAGTGATACTGATTTCAGAACGAATTGTCTGACAATGATACCGAGTTCTATACTAATTTTCGCTGTAAATTTGTCAAGTAAAATTTTAAAAAATCTCAAAAAGTTCGAACCTGAATACACTTTCAGTTCTGACTCTCGAACTTTTTCAAAATTTTTTCGAATACACCTTTGTATCTCTACACGAAAATTAGTATACGTTTCTGTACACCTCTCTATACACTATATACAATATCTATATACCTTAATATATTATATAAATTATATATCATTATATAAATATAAGTATTATAAGTATAAGTAGTATAAATACCATAAACTACTATTAAAGTCAAGAGTCAAATTACTACCATGAATTAAAATAACACAATCAAAGGAGTCTAATTATTATGACTATTCAATACCTAAAGGAATTCGGGAAATACATAGGCTTTTCAGAATCAAAGAAAGCCTACATCTATGCCATTGATACACGCTTATTCAAGATTGACCGTAACGGAGCTTCAAAATATTAACCCAACAAACTAAAACCCATTAGGAGGAACAATTATTATGAGATCAACAAATAAAATCGTCGTTAACCGCATTCGTCATTCAATCAATACTTCTATCGAGACAAATTTCACAGCTAGTGATGTCCTTGAAGCTTTCGAACAATGGTATGGACCATACGAACAAAAACGTACACCTAACCGTCAAGCTGCTTTCATTGAGTGGCTGCGTTGTCTACCTAACATCATTGATATACCGTTCTCAGACTATGACATACAGAATACACTCGACACATGGCTAGAAGGTGTACCGAACAATCGCCAAACTCCTTTAGATTCCACAGCTCTGTGGAATAAGATGGGATGGCTGCTATACCGTGAACTAAACAAAATGATTAAGGAGGACAAGTCATGCTGAACACGACTCAGTTAGTTAACAAAATGATTGCTGAAGGTAAAGCCAAAATAGATACATGTGAATTTAAGGATTGCACAAACCACGAACTTTTATACAAAGTAAAAGACAAGTTCGTGTGCGGTAGTTGCTTAGACTTCATTGGTACAGTTCTAAACACATTGGAAAGAGGGGAATAATCATGCCATTATTCATCAAAATGACAAAAGCACAAGTGAAAGCCATTCTTCGTAAACTAAAGGAGCAGCCGACTTTCACGGACATCACAATCGCTATGTGTCCTAGTAACTGTCATCCTGCATACGATTATTGGGACATATCCATGCAATGGTCATACCACAGCGACATGGACAAGCCTGTGTCAACGTTTGACACTAGAGTGGCTCAATATGAGCACTACAATTGCAATAAAGAGCTAGGGAAACGAGTTCATTACTACATTGTCAAGGAGGGATAATCATGCCTAAAATCATTAGTCTAAATCCGTTCATGAAGAAGTTGAACGGCTCTAAGCTGCGTTTAGTTTTCGCACACCAAGACATTTCTATTCTCAAGAATGGTGAACTATATCAGTTTTTACCAGTTGAAGGTAAAGAAATCATTATTGATATAGGCACTGTAGAAGTACAGAACCTGAAGGAGGTCTTTGTTTTCCAAAATGGGAATCGTTTTATTAGGATGCCACTGTATGAACTTATGGTGGTGTGTAACATGGAGGACAAGCTAGGACCTTATGTAGAAGATGCTCTTTTAAACAAGTCACCTCAGGTGTCAGAATACCGAGAAAATACTAATAGTGAGGTCGAAGAAATCGTTATACGCTCATTAATTGACAGGGCTTTAGATGTCAATGACAAAGCTGCTTTTATGAAGCTGTCTGAACAATTGAAAAACTTAAACAAAATGGAGGAACTAACATGTTAAACAAAATTGGAGCTATCGCAACGTCTATCGCATTATCATTCTCATTCCTAACGGCTGATAAATGGTCAAGCCGCACGCAAGAAGACTACACACCTGTAGTTCTCAAGGAAAATCAGGAGATCGTAACATTCACACATGAAACCGATACGAGCTATTGTGTGCTGCAACCTTCAGCCGAGATTGAATCAACTATTTGTGTAGACAAAATCGAGTATCCGTTCATGCTCGACTTAGAGTATGGCACAGAACTAAAAGCCACGTTCAAAAATGAAGAACGTTGGGAACTAACAAACCTAGAGGAGTGGAAATAATGACAACAGCATCCATCACACAATTAGTAAAGTCATATTTTGAACGTCCTTTAGTTCACAGCCCACGTTTTACAGTTCATAGTGAGGTTAAAAAGTCACTTTTTAGTGATGTTCAGGTTCAGGCTAAACCTAAAGGGAAGAAGCGTAGTAAGCTCAATCGCTACGCTAACACTATTGCAATTGAAAACATCAAAGAAGATGTCGAGGCTTATAATATACGAGCTAGAAATGTGTACTACTATCAGACCTCTAAAGGGCATTGGCGTATCCACTTACACGGCTATGGTCGTGATGAAGAAGGAAAAATGTTCTTATACGAGACTGAAAGAATGTTTGGTTACGACCTGCTAAACTGCACAACTCAGGTATATGCAGGTAAGTTGGCAAAACGTCTAGCTGAAGACATTAATGCTCGCTATCTAGGTCATAACAAATCATTCAAGGGGGCTAAGTAATTATGAAAGCTTACCTAAAACCTGAACTTCACAAATATGCTTATTCTATGGCATCAGCACAGCCTGACGGTATGTGCGTGGGTCGTATCAATCCAAAATATCCTATCAGATTACTAAAGCGTAACTTACGGTTTACCGATGAGAATTTTTACGAGTGCGAATATACATCTATTCGTTGTAGAAATAGTAAAGTTTATGGGTATATCTTGCTAAGTCATGTCTATATCAGACATGCAAACGGCAAACGTACAGGCAAGCGTAAAAAGAAGCTAAAACGTTGGAAAGGAAGTAAACGAAAATGAACCAATCACTAGCCTATTACATTCACTTCTGCATCACTAAAGACTATAAATCATCAAACATTGACAACTTAATAGAGGAGGACATACAGAACTATATTGACGAGTTCAATGCAGGTTGGCGTGTAGCTCCTAATAATGACGGCTATATATCACCACAAGGGAAGTTCATACGAGTGATTTAAGACGTTTTTAGGCTTTCCCTTACAAGATTAAGGGAAAGCAGCTAAAGCGTCTTAGAAAGCACGCTAGACACTAATTAGGAGATGATTTTTATGTGTAAATCGAAAGCATTTGAAAGAAGCATTGATTTTGTAACACGTGATGGTGAAAAAGCTTGTGTATGGTGGGTAGAGGACGAAAACGGCAAACATATTGGGTACAAGTACTGTGATGATTGTGGTGAGGCTTTATGGTCAGGTCACGTAGTTAATGATGGTGACGAGCATTATTGTGAGTGCTGCATGAAAAAGCGTTTCACTGAAGAACAGATGTCAGAAATGTACGAAAATGACGAACAATACTACACTGAGTGGGACTTGTGCGACATTGAAGATGATTACGAAGTAGTTAAAGAAGGGGAGGAAGTAAAATGACACAATTTATTGAGGTAGTAACGAAGAACGGCTTTAGAAAGACGATTAATGCAGCAAAAATTATTAATATCAATGAAACACGTTCAGGTTCTGTAATTGTGGTCGAAGGTATGTACGAACCTATTTTCTGTGTAGATTCTTATGATGAGGTTCATAAAATGCTAGGAGCTTTAGGTCATGAAGTAATAGAACCTAAACCGCAAGATCAACTCGTACCTGTAGCTGAATGGTCACCTCCTAGTAACATAGGTGATTACGAGCGTATGTCAATACAGGAGATAGAAGAACGTTAATTGATTAATGTTAGAGTGGACAAGCTTTTTGTCCACTTCATGGATGAATCAATTGCAGGATTAATCGATTAGTATTATAATGAATTAGGAGGGTACATTTATGGGTTTTCATTTTACGTCTGTAGAAAAGTCTCAAATGATTGACGAGTACACAGCAGGAGCTATCGAACCTTATGCTACATTTGACGCTCCCGATGGCGAACACATTGCTGTCATAGATATTTTAGAAGGTGAGGACTTCGTTCACTTAGTGGTCCTATCGCTGCCTATCTATGGGAAAGCTAAAGTCAACGTACACAAAGTGCAGTACAGAGGTATAGAAACAACGTACATTAAACGTTTCGATAGTAACTTTAGTTTACACAATTTTACACCTAAACATGATGATTGGAGGTTTGTTGTTAATGATTAAATTAGAGTTTTCTCACAGACCTAGTTCTGTAGCAAACAAAACAACAGTGTTACACTTGAATATGCCGCTTTACGAGCGTGACGTGAACCAGTTAGTGAATGAGGTATATGAGCTTCTAGACGGAGGTTGCACAATTAAATCACCTTATGGGGAATTGAAGATGTCGAAAGAAAGCAGGTATATTGATTTGTGGATGCAGGGGAAAGAGCACAAAGACTTCTACCCTAGAGGAAAGCAAACAACGTTGGACAAGCGTAGGATAAAAGAAGCCATACAAGAATTTATTAAACCGTTTATTAGTGAGGGGGTCGTTGAACTTGACAAATTACACTTCTACAGAAATCAGGATGCCTAGAGACTACTACCTTATGCCTGAATTTTATCAAGCGTATATCGTAGAATTCGAGTTAAATCAAATCTTTAAGCAGCTAAAACAGTTAAACCTAAACACACAACGTACATTGGAAACGTTAGCAGCAGGGCTGCTGCCACACGACATGACACTAGCTGTATCATTCATTGAGAACATGTTCATTGTAAATGAGTTCTTCAGGGGACGAGCTGAGAAATCCGCTTTAGTTCGCCACATATGGCTAGGCGGTATAGGTATTACACGAACTAGACAAATTTCAGGTTCTTCACAAAAGTTTGTATATTCCGTTTTAATCAAATGGGAAGAAGAACTAAAGAAAGCCAACTACGTACCAACCATGCAGTACCTACTTAGTGACCGTTTGTTTATGCAGAACCTTGATAGTTTATTAAAAACATTCAAGACGTTCGAAGGTGACTACAATGTACGGACAAATGTACAAACTAATAAAGGCGGTAACTTTGGAAAAGATGAGGAGGAACGTACTTATGGGAACTAGTTTAGCGGTTTTATCAATACTTGCAGGATTTGTATTATGTTTTGAAATGGGGTGTTCATATGAGCGAAACAAAACTAAGCATTGAGGAGCTAAAGGACGTGCATATCTTAGTTCACATGCATATTATGACG